GCTCCTACCATACGTAAGAATCCAGATAATGTTCTGTTTCCATAACGCTCTACTTCTTGTTCGTAGATCTCAGGTAAGTACTGTTGTGCGAATGAGTTTGAGTCTCCAGCTCCTGCACCACCGTTAAATGATAAGAAGTTAGATTCTAAAATTTGTTGTTTTTGACTCGGTTTAATTGAACCGAATGTTGGACTTAATGCCATAGTTTTAAATTTTTAATTGTTAAAAGTTCTTTTTTTAATTTTTAGTTTTGAGGAATCTGCTCCACTAATCGACTTAACTTTTAATCCATTTACAAAAACACTACCACTAGACGTTTGTCTTGGGTCAGTTTTAATGTTTTTGGATTTTGCTACAACGTTTTTTACAGCATCAGCTTTACCTTGCTCATAAAAGTGTTGCGCTATAGTATCAGCGTTCCTAGCAGCGTACAGAGCTTTGTGATAACCTTTAGCGTCTGATATATTACCTTCTTTATCTAGGAACTTCCCTATAAAGTTTGAAATATCAGATTGTGCTTCAGCAACCTCGTTAACATTTTTTACTCCGTATCTAAATTTTTTCTCTCCAACATTGAAATCAAAACCTTTGAAATCGTTGTTAAGTAAATTCTTAGTTCTTTGTAAGAAATTGTTATGCTTTTCTTCTGCAGCTTTTTGATCCTCGTTGAATCTATTGAAAAAGTCATTTGCTTTTTGTTGTTCCTGAGTTACGCCGGGTCTCAACTTGATTTCGTCGTAATATTTACTCTTGGTCTCTTCTAAAAAGCTTTTGGCTTTAGCAACTTCTTCTTTATACGCAAGTTTTTTCCTGCGAATGTCTTTGTCCTCATCTAAATCTTCATCATATTGGAAATTATCCTCCATAATCAAGTCTAAGTCATCTTTATCTAAATAAGGTTTTGATTTTTTATAATATTCTCTTATTAATGTTTTTTCATCAACATTAGAGTAGTCAGTGTTTAATCTAACGTAGTCGTCGATTGTACCACCTGTTTCTTCCATAAATGAAACTAATTTCTCGATGTTCTCTGGTAGTTGTTTACCTAGTACCTTTTCATCTCTAATAGCTTCAGCAACCTCTTGTTCTACGGCTTTAGTAACTTCTACTATTTCTTCTTCAGTTATTTCTTGAATAACAGAATCAGTTTGTTCAACTTCTTCAACAACCTGTTCAACAGTTTCTTCAGCAACTGGCTCCTTAATCTCTACTTTTGTAACTTCTGGAATTACTTCACCTTGACTTTCTTCTGAAGGTTTAGATAAATCCACTTTTGTTATTTCATTTTTTTTACCTAAATTCTTAGGTCGCTTTGGTTTTGGTTTTGATTTCATTTTGAAATCACCCTCTTGTTTTACTTCTGACATAATATAATATAATTAAATAGTTAATAAACTTCTACCTAGGATCAAACTGCTCTAAGCCGAAACCTCCTAGGTTATCCATACCTGCAGACTCAAAGTCTTTTGGTAATGAATCGGTTTGTCTTTGACTTATCAGTTCAGACTGTTGAGTAGCTTGTATTCTAGTCCTTTCGTCTTTTCTGTCTTCAATTTCTTTTTCTTTATTTTTATCAGCATTTGCATGCACTTGAGCTAATTGCATTTTGTAATTAAACTCTTCAGCCATTAGTTGCTTTTTAATTTCAGCCTCTTGCTGCATTTGCTGTATCTTAAATTGAGACTTACCTTGTTCTATTTGTAGTTCAGTTTGAGCTAAAGCTTGTTGCTTTTGTAACTCAGCCATAGCAGCTTTTTCAGCTGATTCAGCATTTGCTTGTGCTTGTGCCTGAATATTAGCTTGTTGCGCTTGTTGCTCTTGGTCTCTTTTTATTTTCTGTCTATTCTTTAAAAACTGATTAGCTAGTTTTAAATTTCTAATCTCTCTTATATCAATAGCATCACTTAAGTTTATACTTTGAGTTTGTAAAGCTATTTGAATATTTTTCTCTAAGTTAGCTTTTTCTTCCTCTTCAGGTTCAAGCTCTAAGAATATACCAAACTCATGCATGTTAAGTTTATCTATTTCTTCAAGCGTTGCTACGTTTATAGAGTTAATAGAATTCATTAAAGCGTTTTTAGTTAAAGGAAAGTTTAACATATCCGCTACTCTTAAACTTATATTCTCACATGTCCTTACTGTTATGTACATTAACGACTGTAACACGTGTTTTGTAGCTACATTAGAATTAGCAGCTGCTAGTTTTTGTAAACCTACAAGAGAATCTTTAGCTGGCATACTACCATCTCTAGCTTCATTTAAACCTGTTACGTCTCTTATCATCTGTAAATAGTACTGATAAGTTTGAGTGAGTGCTTGTATTTTATTTATACCAGAAGAAGAGTTTAATTCTTGAATAGGTACTTTACCTCTGTTCGGATCACCGTCTTGAGTTAAAGATCTACCTATTATACTACCAGTTTGGAAGTACATATTTAAAGCTTCTTGTGGATTGTAATTAGTACCGTTACCTAAATCAACTTCAGCTAAACCATCAACATCAACAAAAACACCATCAGGCACCATCTTAGAAAGTACTTGTTGTATTTTTAAATGAGTTATTTGAATCATGTCAGCAAAGCCAATACATTTGCTTACGATACTATCTATTCTACCTTTATACATTCTAGGTGCTGAAATTGAATAATTCATTTCAACTCTTGTTTGATCGCTGTATGGTCTAGTCATATTCTCAGCTAGTTCCCATTTAAGCATTTTATTGCTACCTAAAATCTTTGCACCACTATATAAAACCTCTATTGATCTTGATACTCTTTCAAAGTTATCACTTTCTGGTGGATCAAATGTATCAGGTTTTTCAAGAGCTTTTTCTAAGCCTTGATCAGTTTTCTTTATTTTAAATACTTGATTAGTATAAGTTTTGTATTCAAAATATAAAACCTGAACAGTATCATAATTATCATCTTGACCATTATATTGTCTAGTGTAATTATTATCTCCAGGTTGTTTTTGTATTTCCTCTAAGTCAGAGTCTGTTAAATCAGAAAACTGTTTCTTTAATTCTTGTAATGAAATACCTTTAACTTCTCCAACATAATATATATCGTCAAAGTTTGGATCTTCAGTGTAAGAGTAAACTAAATTAGCTGGGTCTACATAATCTACTGTAACACCTTCAGATAAATTGAAATTAGTTTTAGTAGCACCAATACCTAGTATTGTTAAATCCTGCGCAACTCTCTTTTTAATTTCTTCGTACTTATTAAACTCTAATATATTATCTATTACTTCTTCTTCAGCTATTTCAACAGCTTGCTTGTAGTTGAGCTGTATGAAAAGATCTAATTCTTCTCTTGAATCAGGTAGTTTAGATGGATCGTTAGTTGAAAATAAATTTGTACCAAGCTTGTTTTGTATATCTTCAAGCAAAGGCTTAGCGTTCATATCTCTTATAACGCCTTTAGTGTAATCAGTTCTATGTTTTAAAGCATATGGATCTGTAGCAAAAGATTTTATCTTATAACCTTTATCAGTCATACCGTTAACTACAATGTCAACAAACTTAGATAAAACAGCAACAGGTTGCCAGTCTAAATTTAAATAAGACAAATCGCCATTGATAGACATTTCATCTTTATATTTTTGAACAGACTGCTCTCCTCTTGCGTATAAACGTAATCTGTGAAAGTTTTGCCAGTTGTTTCCAAACCTACCGCCAGCACCAGCGCCTCTGTCTCCTCGGAACCACTCATTTTCTATAGCTCTACCAACTGCATGTCCGTAGTCTGCGCTTTGTTTCTCTGCATCAGATACTACCTGACTTGGAAATGTACTGTTTACATTTTTGTAAATCATTTATTGTATTATTTTTGAAGTAAAGCCATTATTATCGTACCTACCAAAAGATACAGCAACTGGTTTTTTGTTTTGTTTAAATACTGGCGTGTATTTGTTTTTGTTACAAGCCATTATAGCTAATCCAGAACTTATAGTTGCATCAAACTTTGTTCTATTATTTATATCAAATTTTGCCCACTCTTCTAAAGTTTTTTGAAAAAACATATTTCCATAACCTCTTTCTGTGGCGCCTACATAATCGTTTATATATGATTCAATTGCAGCTGCATGAGCTTGTTTAATGTCTTCACTTGAGTTTGGTATACCACCTATTTCTTTTTCAGTTGTTGACAATTTAGCAAATACCTTATCTGGTCTATTTATAGAGAAACCTCTATAACCTCTTCTTTTAAAGTAGTATAGTAATCTAGGTTTATTATTCTCCGCTAGTATTGGCATGCCGTAAAATACACAAGCCATAAGTACATCTTCAAAAAACATTTCAGCAGTCTGTGGTCTAGCTACATACTCTAAAAAAAACATATTTATTGGTACGTCTTCCATACTGAATTTAGTTAAACCGTGTAAAGCACCTTTAGAACCTCTATTATCAACTGTACCTGATATATCATAGCTATCACACCCAAAAGCTCCTACGTGTTCATTACCTGCAAACTTAACCCCATTCTTTACTATCACACGGTTTTGGAGGTTTGTAGGTGGAACCCAGCTAACTAAAAATCTACCGTCTTTGTTTGGGGTAAATATAACTCTAGTATCTTTAACTCCGTTCTCCCATTGAAAACTTCCTCTTGTTACTGTTTTAGTATTTGCAAACTCCTCATTATGATCGATTTGCTCGTATATTTTAGTCAAGTTAAACAAAGATAATTTAGCCTCATCTCTGAAGGCATGCTTTTCTGTTCTTGGAAATTGACGATAATATTCGTTCAATCCATCTTGATCATTTTTTAAACCTTCTACTTCATTTTCCCAATGCTCTATAACTCCGTGAGTTATTAAATCACCACCTGGGTCTTTAGTTTCTTTTTTTGGGTTATCAAATACAGGTAGTCCAAAAGAATCAATGAATCCTTCGTAGTTCCATTCCATAGGTATGAACAAAGAATATAGTCCTGAGCTAGTCTGCCCATTGCGGTTTCTGTTTGTGACGTCTGATGCATAATAAAGTTTTTTAAAATTCCCACCACCTTTTTGTAAAGCATTGGATGTTGATCCCATCATACATTTACCAACGATCTTACTACCTAAACGTAAACAAGTTTTTGTAACTCTCCAGTTATTTAATATATTATCTGGTCTCTCCCACTTACCACTCTCATCGTGAACTAATAGTTTTAACTTTTCACCATCATAAGAGTTATCTCCTGTGTTTTTCCAGTCAATAGTTGTATCTAATCCTTCTAGTTCGTCTTCAGTTTCACCTTCGTTAAGTTTACGTCTGGTGAGCCTTGACGCGGGTACCCTATAGGCGAGCTCCGTTTTCGGTCTGTCCATTCCGTCTTGAATTGGTTTGAAAAAGAACGGGTAATTGCTAGAAATGGGTACAACCTTATCTGTGAACATTTTTTTCGCATCGGCTCCAGATTTGGACAATATTCCAAACCGTGAATCCGTTGATATGGTTGCCATGTTAACTGTCTCCCCAGACGCCATGAATGAAAATCCTGAACGTCTATTCTTGAGATATGACATACCATAACATCTCTTGTCTGCTTTACAAGCTTCCCAGAATAGGAAGAATACTCTGTTTGACTCCCTAAAATCTGCTGCCCCAACATCAATCTTGGACCACTGCAAGTACATGTAATGAGTACCAGTAATGTAAGTTGGACTGCCATTGTTATAAAACCAAAAACCTTTTTCTCTTTTTTCAAACTCTTTGTCTATGTATTCGTACCACTCTTCTTTAAAATCAGTTGGATACTTCTCCCAATCAAAAACACTCTTTATTTTAGATAGCTCTTTTGGATAATCCAACCTAGTCCAAACTTGATCTTTTTTATCCTGAGAACATTTGTAAACGTTCTTAGGTTTTAACGGTAATGCTATTTTTAAGTTTTGAATCTCTACAATTTCACCTATAGTTCCATCGCTACTTATTATAACTACATCGTACTCAGGGTTATAGCCTTTTTCCCACTTTTTGTATCTATTATTTCTTTTGAGTACCGCAGGTTTTATATGATCCTTAACAGTATGTATTAGCGTTTGCTTGTACATTATTTAGACCTACCTTCAGCGAAACCTCTAAAAGATTTTTCTTGTTTAACATCTTTTGGTTTTTCTTCCAAAAGCTTTTCTTCTTCTTCTATTCTACTAAGTATTTCAAAAGCATCAAAAATAGCTAGCTTCTTTGTAGCTGCAGCATTTTTTAATCTATCAGCAGATATATCATCGTCTGAGTCAACTATTTTTTCTTTAGCTACTTGAATTAATTCCTCAACTGCTTTTTGCCCAGCCAGGATTATATTCTTTTTCGTTTCCTTTATATTCATACTTTAATAAAATATCATTAGATTCCATACAGTAAAGTCTCTGATCGTCAACTATGAACTCAAACTCTCTATTGCTTTTGAACCCAACTAAGTCTCCTTCGGCTATTTCTAGCGCTTCTAACGAGCTATTACCAATTTTTAGTATACCAACACCCTTACGTTCTTTATCCATTGAGAAACTATCATTATTCTCTATTGGCATTAAGAAACATCTGTTACCTACAGGTTTCCATTTACCATTTTTTTTGTATAAATATATTTGATCTGGTTGGCAAAAATAAAGATTTTCTTTAAAAAGTTTACTACTGTCTACAGCTTCTCCTTTTTGATTGTAATATCTTCTAAATACATTNTGGTGAATTATAACAATGTCACCAGGTTGTATTNACGTCTTTAGAGATAACGGTACAGAAACTACTTCTGCTTGCTTGCTTATAAACTTAAAATTATCTATATTAGAATTAAGAATAAGCTTTTTATCTCCGACGTTTATATCATTTTTATATCGTCCTTCTATAGGTTTAACTATAAAGTCAAAAACACTTCTCATTAGTATTTTAAATCATATTCAACGGATATAGCCATGTTAGAGTTGAATTTCTTCCATGGCAATACCTCATTGTCTTTTTTTATGTGTATACTATAAGAATTGTTAGATTCATCGTGTAGTATGTGTGATATTTCGTGACCACCATACACAGATTGACCAACTGCGTAATGCATTGCTTCATTCTTGTAATCAGAACCTATACTAATTTTTCTTATAATAGAAGACATTTTTACTCTTCGTCTTCTTTGGTAATTTCCTCGTAACTACCATCTTCCAAATTGATGTTGATACTACCGTACTTTTCTTCCAGTGTCTTCTTAGTATCTTCAACTTCTTTGTTTAAGTCAGCTATTGAATGCAATAACGAATGCTTCTGCGCTTCGATTAAACCAACCTGCGATAAAGCTTGGTTCATTTTAGCTTGTGACTCTTGTAAGTTTTTTAACTCTTCTTCTGTGATCTTGTTTTCCATTTGATTTAATTTAATTGTTTTAGACATTTTATTTATTACTATTTATTATTACCTGATTGTTTAGACTTTTCCCAAGTCCTTCCTACAAAATAAGCACCATACACTGTTATTAATAATGACTGAAATATAGGTATGTATTGTGTAGCAACTTTAAATCCACCGATATTACCATCGAAAAAAGATAGTACAGTGAATATTATGGTTAAGTATATTAGAACTAATGGTCGTATGTTTTTAGATAAAAAGCTATCACTAGCCATGTCAGCTTTCCAACGATCAGTTACTTGAGCTTGAGCATCTTTATCTGCTTGCTCTAAAAGTTCTTGTATTTTATGCTTAGCAGCTAATCTTTCTTCATCCGTAGTGGTTAGTTTGTCTATAACACCACCTACATCTTTAATAAGACCACCTGTTAAAAGGCTTAGAATTTTTTTCATTTTAGCATTATAGTTTTATGTAGAAACACTAAAAGCTTGAATCTTTTAACCTTTCTTTAAGTGCAGCAAACTTTTTAGCTCTTTGACTATCTTTTGGATAAGGGTTTTTAGCATTCATCTTTTGTTTGTTGTTTCCTAAAGATTTAAAATGTTTTGTAGGATCTTTATCAACTTTCTTTTTAGCATCTGCTTTTGGAGTTGGATCAGGAGTAGCGTGATCTTCAGTATGAAGATATAAAGCTCCTTTCTTGTAAAAAGGTGATTTTGANGCGTTGTTTAATTTTGCCATTTTTTAGTTTGTTTATTTATGAATTTTTATATGCCTCAGCTTCCCAAGGTAGATTTTTTGCACCTTCTTTCATTTGAGCTCTTGAATATTTTTTACCTTTCCAGTACACGTTTTCATCATCGTAATCTAAATCTCCTCTACTCATTTGATCTAGATGCACTTTTTCGTGATTTATAACTTCTTCCTTGTCTTTACCTCTTAGGTATTTATCTATCAATATAGAGCCATTATTTAATGCTTGACCCATAACACCTTTTTCAGTGTCAACTTGATATATAGGAGTATTGTCCATAGATAGTCTACCCATCCTCATGTTGAAGCTCATGTAGTACTACTTAGAACTGCAGTGCTTAGACATAAAAGAACCTTTAGCGTGTAAAGGGCTTTTTGATTTACCTTTCATTTTGAAACCTTCACCAGCGGCAACTTCTA